GATTTAATGGTGATGCCCTGCGCGATGGTCATCTCACCAGCCGATGGTTTTGGTCGATCTGAGGGTTGCTATGGGAGCTTTGAATATGCGCCGATCGAGCGTCACGCTTTTTGGCGCGGTGGTCGGGTCATCCTTCATCGTCAAGTATTTCCGCAACATGTCGCCGGAACCACCGCTCCCCGGCTGGTCGGACAGGAACGCCGGCCAGCGGTCATCGTCGGCAAGCTTGAACAGCTCGCCTGCCACGCGCGTGTAGAGGTAGGCGCTGTTGGGAAACCAAGGCACCTGGCTCGTATCAACAATATCCGGCATGATCGGGTTATAGCGCACCGTCGCCGGATAATTGCCAGACGCCGGCGGCCACACGTAAAGCCCCATCGGGACCGAAGCCACGTCGACATAGGCAAGGTATGGATAGCTCGCCAGGCCGGGCTGCTGCACGAAGGTGTCAAACTCCTCCTGCGTCACCCCGATCAGCTTATAAGGAACCTGGAATATCTGATAGAACGCACCGGTACGATGCAAACGCAGAAAATCCGCCGGCATCGGATTGGGGCCCGAGCCTGGTGCGTAACCTAAGCCCGAGGCCGTCGTGCTGAAATTGAAATTGAAGCTCTTACGGATGACCTGGAAATCGTAATCCTGATCCAGCTCCTGCAAGACCGCGTTCAGGAGCTGCAGCGCCTGCGCGGTAAAGCCCGGCACATTCGCGATCTGGCACGAGAGGTTGATGATCTGCGCTGCGGTAAGTGCCACACCTAATCCTCATCGCTGTATTCAACCCAATTGTCCGGGTCGTCCGGCAGCGTCTGCTCCGTCGCGTACGCTTGCCATTCGTCCGTTGGCAACGGCTGCCTCATAAGTGGCTAGGTCCGCAGACATTGTCTCAATCTGCAGCCGGATATTCTCGGCATTCTCGTAAGCCTCACGCTGCTTCTGCTTTTGCAGCTCGGTGAGCCGCACCTCTCCGCGCCGGTTGCTGGTAGCCCACTCACGCTTGATCATATCGTCAGTCTTGTCGATCATGATCGCCTGTTTTGCGGCGCGCAGGTGCGCGGCCTTAAGCTCTTTTTTAATGTCATCAATGTATTCGTAAGCCTGCTGTCGCTCGGCGGCATCACGCAGCTTATCAAGCACTCCGTTGAGCGTCTCCGGCGCACAATCGCGTTCAACAAACGCCTGCAGCACCAGGGTTCGGGTCGGACGGGTCTGGATCTGGTACGAGATACCGATTGATGGGATTTTATCCGGCTCGTCCATCCTGCACCCTTCAATGCCAAGAAACGACACCTTCGTAGGTCGCACCGCCGCCGGCACCGCTGTATACACCCAGTGCCGCATTTACGGGATTGGCCAAACCTGGGATACCGTTAAAACGCAATTGCGGGTCATTCATGCTGCCGTCACCAAGCACCAGCGCAGGCAAAAACAGCGTACCGATCACGCCGGCATAACTCGCAACCGAGAGACTGCGCACAAATCCAGTAGCACCGGTAAGAACCACCGTTGATACAGGTGCCGCTCCTGATGAAGCTAATGGGTCGAGCACAACAGTCCCACTTATCGTAAACGGAGAATTGCTTCCGCCTACGCCACCGGAAACATCACTGAGCGCGCCGCTTAGTGTGTATGTCACCGCTGCCATTCTACACCTTCAGAAACGGCGCATTGCTCACGGCACCGCTCGCCATCGACATGCGGGTGAGACGTTGTTTGCGAAAATGATCTTTGGAACGGCCCTCGATCTCGGCCTGGTGTTCCCAGGCACGTTGCATGGTATCGCGCAGCATGATCGCCACGCTGGCAACGACGTTGTAGACATGCCCTTGCGCATACTCGCGGTTATTGACCCGGATGTTGTTGCCGCTCTCTGGCAGGTCGATCAAAACCGGCTCGATGGGCTCGACCAGGCCGCGGTCCTGACGCGCCTTGGCGAGAAGCTCTTTTTTCGTATCCTCACGCGCTTTGGTCTTTAGCTCCTTGTCAATTTCCTTCTGGACCTCGGCCTCGAGCGCCGCGAGTTCAGCCGCTGTAAGAACATCGCTCATGTATGTGTCCACCCTGCTCCGGCCGCAGCGCGGCCTGAAATCAAGATAGGCCAGCCTGTTGCGGCATCATAGGCAACATAATCACCGGGTCTTATTTGCAGAAAACCGCGATTGGGAACAAACAGCCGACCATCGCGCGTTAAGCCTGTAGCGAAATTGGGAGGTGACACGCGCGCGGGGTTGATATCATCAAGGATCGCGGCCTCGATAGTTGCGTAATCAGCAACCGTAAAAGGCGCCCCGACAACCGGGCTTCCCATGACGACATAAGGAGGCACCGTGGCGCTCCACGCCGGCTGGAAAGCCATTCCAGACAACGTGCAGCCGGTAAACGAGATCAATGCCATGTCATCACCATTAGTTAGGGATACCAGACGGATGGTCAAAGGTAGGCCCGAACTGGCTCACGCTCTCGACACGACACATGAAATTCTGGTTCTCAAACAAGGTGCCATAAAAACATTTCCAACCAACGACCCTCAATTGATTGAGCGGGTCGGATTTATCGGCTTCTTTCAGGTACGTAAATTTCACGTCGTCGAGCAAAACTTGCCCGTACGCACCGCGGCCGATGATGAAGGTCGAATAAGCGGTGATACCGGAAGCCGGCGCCGCCGGCGGCTGGCGCGCCGCGCCGTTGTTATTTGTGACCACAACAGTGGACCCGGCCGCGAGCTGTGTAGCCAGACCTGCGTAAGCACCCGTTGTCGGCGAACCCGTTCCCGTCGTGTTGGTCACAGCAAGCGTGGCGTTCGCCATCGTGGCCGAAGTGCTGATGTACACGTTGTAAAGAAAACCCGCGACGTTGGGCAGTACGACCGAGATCGAGCCTGCCACACCCGATGCGATCGTTTGTGCCGCTGAGATCGCATAAACCTGACTTTCGAATTGGTTATTGGCGTCATAACCGGTGACCTGCAGATAATAAGGGCCACCAGCAGCCGTCAAAGAACCGCCGGTGATCGCCGGGGTGTACGTCACACCGTTTGCGTTGTTTGCAAAGCCGGTGAAGCTCGGCACCATGTTGCTTTCACAAAAACGGATACCGTTAAACTCCCCCGCTTCGTAGTTATAGATGCGATTGATATCGCTATACGACCAGGCGGTCTGCACCGCGGCGTTCTGCCGGAGATCGGCGGCAACAAAGGGGTGAATGATCGCGGTGTAGTGCGGCATCTGCCGCGGATTATTTGATGCTTTTGCCCCACCGGCATCGGCGTCAAGCTTGGTGTCAGTCATCTCGTCGCCGGAGAACCGCGGCGCACCTTGGTTGAACAGCAACGAGTAAGCGCGCTGTACCTCGAATGGGGAGAGGACGTCGCCGGCGACCAGTGCCGCGCGCGAGGCGCGCGAGTTGACGAAATTGTATTGCAAACCTGAAAGCAGGGTCTGGAACGTGTTGCGCTCCAGTGTTTCAGCAACCTGCAAGCCTACGAGCTCGGTCGCTTTTTGAAATAAGGGGTGATAAATTGTCATCTCAGCGACATCGGTTATGGTCACTTTGTCACCCCACTGCTGCGCGACCACACTGACTTGTTGGATGCTCATCGTCTCGCCGATCGGCGGCACGCCTTCCGAGATCGGCGCAAGCGGCAACGGAATACGCATATAGCGCGTGGCCATATACGTGGTCCCGCGGCCTTTCGGCAGGGTCAGCGGATCACCGAACTGATAAGCAACGAGCTGCTTGCGCGCGAGCGGCAGCGTTTTTTCAGCAATGTAGTTGACGATATCGCCAGAAAACTGGCTGCCGACGTTTGCAGTCTGTCCACCAATGGTCGCCATGACGGCCCTCGCATTTGCGCGGGCCTGCGGCCCGCTAGATCAGAACATCCTTCAGCCGTTCCTCGGCTGTCGACACCTTGCGAGATTGCACCGTCGTGCTGCTCCGGCTGGAGCTAGGCGCAACTCGCTCTTGCTCCACTCGCTTGCGCGCGGCGCGCCGCTGCGTGCCGCTGCTGGCAGCTCCGTTCAAAGCTTGCTTGCCGATGAGGTTCTCCAGAATGACCTGCCGCTCGACCGGCTGCCCCTTGCGGACCTGCTCTTGAAAAACGCGTTCCACCTCGGAGGCCATACGCCGATAAACCGGGTTGCTCGCCGCCTGCGTGTCGTAATGGGCCTTGTCCATCTGCATCAGCATGCGCATTTCCGACTGCTGCAGACGCGCGTTGTTGTTGCGCTCGAACTGCTGAATACGATATTCGGAACGCTCCTCCGGCGTCATCAAGTTGAGACGCTCGCGCTCCTGCTGGTCGTTTAACGTCTGTTGCTGGCGCGCCCAATTCTGTCGTTCCTGCTCCCGTTCACGCTCGATTCGATCAAGCCGCTCGCGATAGTCGCGGTTCTCGTTCGCTAGTCGTTGGTACCGCTCGCGGGCACTGCTCCCTCTCGGCTCTCCCGCATGCTCAGCGGGGTGCCGCGACGATGGTGCCCCTTCGTCAGCTTCTGCGTCAGGCTGTTGGGCGGATATTTCGCCATCCGCGTCCCGCCCTG